GGTTGGATGTTGCGCCAGAAGATTTGCTGTTTAGAAGCCAAATGGGTGAAAACCAGTTGCGTAGAAGCCCAAAAGCCGCAATGGAAGACAAAAACCAACTGCGTAAAGGTCGTTAATGCAAACTCCAATTTATAAGTCCGAAGAAGAACAAAAGCTAATGGTGGAACTGTGGTCGCCTGCGATTGCAGATGACCCTGAAGCCTTTGTCCTCTTCGCCTTTCCTTGGGGACAAAAAAACACGCCTTTGGCTAACTTTAGCGGTCCAAGAAAGTGGCAACGCGAAGTCTTGCGAGACATCACCGCCCACATTAAGAAGCAAAAAGGGCTGATTGACTACGAAACCATCCGCATGGCTGTCTCGTCTGGTCGCGGTATCGGCAAGTCAGCTCTGGTTTCTTGGCTCATTCTTTGGATGCTGACCACAAGGATTGGCGGCTCGGTCGTGGTAAGTGCTAACAGCGAGAACCAATTGCGCTCGGTCACATGGGCTGAATTGACAAAATGGGCAGCAATGCTTATCAATAGTCATTGGTGGGAGATTTCAGCGACAAAGTTAGTACCCGCACAATGGCTAACCGAGTTGGTAGAGCGTGATTTGAAGAAGGGAACACGTTATTGGGCGTGTGAAGGCAAGCTCTGGAGTGCTGAAAACCCTGATTCTTATGCGGGTGTCCACAACCAAGATGGCATGATGCTTATTTTTGATGAATCTAGCGGTATTCCTAACCCAATCTGGGAAGTTGGCGCGGGATTCTTTACAGAAAACACACCAGACCGCTATTGGTTTGCGTTTTCCAACCCTCGTAGGAACGAAGGCTACTTCTTTGAGTGCTTTCACGCTAAACGGGACTTCTGGACATCAAAAATCGTTGACGCTCGGACTGTTGAGGACACAGACAAATCAATTTATGAGCAAATCATTGCTGAATACGGAGAAGATTCAAGCCAAGCCAAGGTTGAAGTCTACGGAGAGTTCCCATCTGCGGGTGAAGACCAGTTTATCTCCCCAATGATTGTGGATGACGCAATGAAACGCCCCAAATGGAAAGACCTAACCGCCCCAATCGTGGTGGGGGTTGACCCTGCAAGGGGTGGTGCTGACTCTACGGTCATTGCTGTCAGACAAGGCAGAGATATTGTGGCGATCAAGCGATATAAGGGCGAAGACACAATGGAGATTGTGGGTCGCGTCATTGATGCCATTGAAGAATTCAAACCTACCCTGACGGTCATTGATGAGGGTGGCTTGGGTTACGGGATATTAGATCGACTGAACGAACAGCGATACAAAGTAAGGGGCGTGAACTTTGGAAACAAGGCAAAACAGCCACAAGCCTTTGGAAATAAACGCGCTGAGATGTGGAACGACATGAGGAACTGGCTAAAATCTGCTAGTATTCCGCAAGACAGACAGTTGAAGGCAGACCTGACGGGTCCGACAAAGAAGCCTAACTCGTCTGGGACTATATTTTTGGAAGGCAAAAAAGAGATGAAGGCTCGTGGCTTGGCTTCTCCTGACGCAGCGGATGCAATCGCTGTGACGTTTGCTTTCCCTGTGGCGCATCGTTCGTACACAGAAGTGGCTCGGCGCATTGTGACTGAACGCAGTGCGGTATCTAGTGGTTGGATGGGGGCTTAACATGGCAACAAAACAAGGTTTGTACGCAAATATTCACGCTAAACAAGAGCGCATTGCTGCTAGCAGTAAAGAGAAGATGAGAAAGCCTGGCACTGCTGGCGCTCCTACCGCCAAAGCATTCAAAGAATCTGCCAAAACAGCAAAGAAAAAATAATATGCCTTTGAAAAAATCACCAAGCAAAGAAGCATTCAAATCAAATGTGAAAGCTGAGATCAAGGCTGGCAAACCTGTCAAGCAAAGTGTCGCAATTGCGTATGCAGTAAAGCGGGAAGCCGCCAAGAAAAAATGACCCTTAAAGCACTAAAAGACTGCGTTATCATTGAGCGCGATGTAGAAAAGCATGAGTTATTTGTGCTTCCCGCTGGCGACCCAATGGAAACAGGCGTTGTCGTAGCCATTGGCCCTGACTGCAAAGACATTAAAGTGGGCGACCATCTGTATTTTGGCGTTGCACAAGAATTTAAACATGAGAACAAGCAATATCTTGTTATGCGTGAGCCTCATGTAACTGGAGTTTTAGAACATGGCTGATTACACAGGAATTGCCGCCGCAGGCGCGGTATCTAACGGCGGCGGCAAAGCCAATAGTTCATCCGATGTCTTGGCAACAGCGCGTAGCCGCCTAGACCAAGCAATCTCTGCTCTATCCGAAAGCCGTGAAGACGAAATTGACGATCTGCGCTTTTATGCTGGTTCACCAGACAACCAATGGCAATGGCCTGCTGACGTTTTAGCCACTCGCGGTGCGGTTCAAGGCCAAACCATCAATGCTCGACCTTGTTTGACCATTAACAAACTGCCCCAACACGTTCGCCAAGTGACGAATGATCAGCGGCAGAACCGACCAGGCGCTAAAGTCATTCCCGTTGACGATAACGCTGACGTTGAGGTTGCCGATATTTTCAACGGCATGATTCGCCATATTGAGTACATTTCTGACGCTGATGTGGCGTATGACACAGCTTGCGAGAACCAAGTTGCCTATGGTGAGGGCTATATCCGCATCTTGACTGAGTATTGCGACCCTGCTTCGTTCAATCAAGACATCAAGATTGGTCGGATTCGTAATTCTTTCTCGGTCTACATGGACCCGCTGATTCAAGACCCAACTGGCGCAGACGCTAAGTGGTGCTTTATTACTGAGGACATCCCCAAAGCGCAGTATGAGCGTGAATATCCCAATTCAGCACCGATTTCTACTTTGCAATCCTTGGGGGTGGGTGATCAGTCAATCAGTAACTGGTTGAATGAAAACACCATCCGTATCGCTGATTACTACTACGTTGACTACGAAAAGCGCACATTGAACCTGTACCCAGGCAACATTACTGCCTTTGAAGGCTCAATGGAAGACAAGCAACTCAAAGTCTTGTACGGTAAACCTAAGAACAAGCGTATTGTTCAAGACCCCAAAGTCAAATATTGCAAGATCAACGGATATGAAATTCTTGAAGAAGCAGAATGGGCGGGTAAGTGGATTCCTGTCGTTCGTATCGTAGGAAACGAATTTGAAGTTGACGGGCGTTTGTACGTTTCGGGTTTGGTGCGTAACGCCAAAGATGCCCAACGTATGTACAACTACTGGGTTTCTCAAGAAGCAGAGATGCTGGCTCTTGCGCCCAAAGCTCCGTTCATTGGTTATGGCGGTCAGTTTGAAGGCTATGAAGAAAAGTGGAAGACAGCCAACACCAACAACTGGCCTTACCTAGAGGTAAACCCTGACGTTACCGATGGTCAAGGCGCTGTGCTGCCCTTGCCACAACGCGCACAACCGCCAATGGCTTCTAGCGGTCTGCTTCAAGCCAAGGCTGGTGCATCGGAAGACATCAAATCCACAACGGGTCAATACAACGCCTCGTTGGGCATGGGGTCAAATGAGCGTTCTGGTAGAGCTATCCTTGCGCGTCAGCGTGAAGGTGATGTTGGAACATACCATTATGGTGACAACTTAGCCCGTGGCGTTCGTCACATTGCCCGTCAGTTGATTGACTTGATTCCCAAAATCTACGACACAGAGCGCATTGCGCGTGTGATCGGTGAGGATGGCGAAACAAAGATGGCAAAGATCAACCCTGACCAACAAGAGCCAGTTAAGAAAATTGTGGATGAAATGGGCGTTGTGATTGAGAAAATCTACAACCCTAGCGTTGGTAAGTACGATGTCGTGGCGACAACAGGGCCAGGCTACGCTACTAAACGCCAAGAAGCATTGGAAGCTATGGCTCAACTGCTTCAGGGTAATCCCCAACTGTGGACTGTGGCGGGTGATCTGTTCGTCAAGAACATGGATTGGCCTGGCGCACAAGAAATGTCTGAACGCTTCAAGAAGACAATTGACCCACAGATTCTTGCTAGTAACGACAAGTCTCCTGAATTGCAAGCGGCTGAACAACAAATTCAGGCAATGGGTCAAGAGATGGAAGCCATGCACTCAATGATTAACCATGTTGGTAAGTCTATTGAAGTTCAAGAAATGCAACGCAAAGACTACGAAGCGCAAGTCAAAGCATTTGAAGCAGAGACTAAGCGCCTTGCGGTTGTGCAGGCAAGTATGTCGCCAGACCAAATCCAAGATATTGTTTTGGGTACGGTTCACGGAATGATCACATCGGGCGACTTGATGGCAGATATGCCAAGCCAAGACATTGATGTTGGCATGGAAGAAATGCCACAAGAAATGCCCCAAGAAATGCAACAAGGAATGTTGCCAGAACAAGGAATCCCACAATGAACGCTTCGCAATTTTTAGGTCTTCTTTTCTTGGGTCGCAATGTGGCTCATTCGGTTCACTTGAACACCCGTAGCTTTTCTAAGCACATGGCTTTGAACACGTTTTACGACAAAATCATTGACCATGCTGACGCATTTGCAGAAGCCTACCAAGGGCGACACGGCCTAATTGGTGGCATAGCAATCCCTGCAACC